TTATAACTATTTTTTCTTAAAGTTTCTACCAAAATCGTGAATTTTACTAGCATCAGACATTTGTTGCTTCGCTAATGACACTCCTGCTCGTAATCCAGCTAATTCTTCGTTTTGTTTTAGCTTGGCTTCTTGATTTTCTTGGTTCATCATCGCTCTCATCTTATCAAGATTCAATCTTTCTTGACCTTCGTCTTCTTTTCTTGCGTTATCTCTCGCTCTTAAGTCAATTTCTCTAGCTTTTAACTTAACAAGAGGGTCTCCACCAAATTCACCACTAATTTTTTCTTCTTCAGCAACATAATCTTTAGTCATTTCAGCAATTAATATGGCTTTTCTTGACTCAAGTGCGTTTGTAATCTGTTGAACACGTTTTTGTTGCTGCATAACTTGTGGATTTGCCATCATACCAGATGCCATTGCAGGATTCATAGCTCCCATTTGTTGTAACTGTTGAGTAATTTGTTGAACTTCTTGTAATTCTTGTACAAATTCTAATTGAACTTGTTCTTGTGCCATCAAACTTATGTGTTCTAAAATATTTTTTTGTAAAATTGCTAAAACCGGTGGATTATTTTGCACCATGTTTAGTCCCATGAAATGTAAGTGTGCATCAATGTGGGCTTTGTGGTCTTGACCTGGAAAAGCTTGTATTGGTTTACCTGACATTGCCATAATATGCTCTAATGCTGGATCCATTGGCATTGGTTTTTGTGGTGGTGGTAAAATTGCATTTACATTTTTTACTCCCAGCGCGTCATACATAGATCTATATGCTTGATATAGATTATGTATCTGAGGATTTGATTGCGCCAGTTGTAATTGAGATTGAGCTAAAGATATTCTTTGCGTCTGTGAGAAGATGTTTGGATCTGCTACAGGTAAGATATCTACTCTATCATCAAAATCTTGAATTTTAATTTCTCTAGATGCTCCTGGTACATCATATGGATATACAGGTGGTAAGTAAGTTTTGAAAACGTTTGATAATAATTTAAATTCTTCTTTAAGGCCAACGTATAATCTTTTGTGGATCGCTGACATAACTCTTGAACCTCTTTCAAGTAACGCTACTGTTGTTCCAACTGCAGCTGCTTGATTCATATCTCCAACTTGTGAGTCAGCAATACTTGCAAATCTTTGACCTGCTTGAACTACGATACCCATTAATTGTAATAAAGTTGCATCAGGACCTTTAAAAGGTAAAGGCATAAACTGATCTCTAATATTTCCACCAGGTGCATCAACATCTCTAAACTCACCAGGTTGTAATGGTTGTGCATCATCTCTAACTCTTATACCTCTAGATTTAAATCCAGCAGGTAAGTTTGCTAAAGTTCCTGCATCTAATAATTGTCTTAATGCAGAAGTTGCAGTTCTAGTCAAACCACCAATCATGTGAATTAAACCAAAGCCATAAAAACCTGTACCAGGTAAAAATTTGAATTGTACAAAGTAACTTATTTTTTTCTTTAATGGATCTGTAGGTTGATAGTTTCTTCTGATGGATAAAATTTTATTATTAGATTGTGCGATTGTTACAATATAAGGTAATTTAATTCCTGTTGGTTCACCATCTTCGCCCATATCTTCATAACCATCTAAATCTAAATTAGTATGCATTTCATAAAGTGTATATTGATCTTCTTGACCATCTTTTGAAATACCTTCTAATTCTAATTTTTTATCTTCTAATTGATTTTCTGTAACAGGTGGTTTTCCTAAATCTATGTCTCTATAAAAACCAGATACTTGTTGTTTTCTTAAATCGTTTTCAGAAATTTTTACAACATGAATAATTGCTTCTGCATCTTCTAAACTGTTTGCAGAATATGGAACAATCAAATCATCTGCAGGAACAAATTTAGAAACGGCTCTACCTAAAAGATCGTCATAATAAACTTTCTTAAATGTAGAGCCGGACAGGGGAAGATAAAATAACATTTGATCAAACTCTGGTTCATACTCTTTCATCTGATCCATAATTTGATAATTCATAAAATCTTTTACACGTTTAGCTTGTTCTTCTTTGGGTACAGTTACGTCACCTAAAATTTGTGTTCTAACTGGACCATCGCTTGGTAATAATTCTTTATATGCTTGTGCTTGAAATTGTGTAACCGCTTCAGCAAGTACAGGGTGATTAACACCTGATGCACCTCTGAAAGGTTCTGTTCGTCTTTCGTATTTGAAACCTAATAATTCTAAACCTTCTCTATAAGACTGTTCCCAGTCTCCTCTTGATTCTTTGTATTCTGTGTATTGATCAGAAAGTTTTGATCCTAATTCATCTAAAGCACCATCACCTAAAAATTCTGCTAGATTTTCAAAATGATCTTGACCACCTTCTGGTGAGGCAACTGCTGGATCAAAAGAAACTTCAGCTCCACCTTCTTCTGTCATTTCTATTTCAACAGGTCCACCTTGGGTTTGTACTTCTTCAACTTTTTCTTTTACTGCTTCTTCAATCTCTGCTTCGCCTGGAAGCTCCACAGTCGTTTTTTGATTGGGCAAAGATTTATCTATTGTAGCCATTTGTTATTCTACCTTGATTTAAATAATGATTCAACACCTGATACTTCAATATCAGGGATTTGCATTATAGTCAATTCCATAATGCCTCCGTCTTTTTTCTTCTTACGTCCTAAAAACTCATCTAGATTAGAAACAGAACTACGTAATTCGTCAGCGTCTGTTCCAACTCCGTCAAAAACTTCTTCTAATTCTTCTAATTCTTTTACAGGCACTCCTTTTGTTGTCTCATCTGCGGTTACTTTAATTTCTGCTAAACCCCTTGTGTCTTGATCAGTCATAAACTCTACGTTTGAACTGCCTGTGCCTCTATCAAACTCAACTTTAATGTCTGGTCTATCTGGGTGAACATAAGTTTCTATTCTATTTCCTTCACCTATCTTCTTACCTTCACGCATAACTTTTCCAATTACCGCTTCGTAAAACTCAATACCTTTGTCAGCTACCGCCGCAATACCTTCTCTTACAGGTTCTTTCTGTAAGAATTTTAATTTACTCATCATTGGCATTGATGCCAAAACTCCAAGTGCTTTTAAAAAATCTCGTCTGTCCATTATGCTGATAGATCCATTTGTTCTTGTGCTTGCGCCAGGTAAGCTTCTCTTTCTTCATCTGACATGCCCGCTAGTTTTTCTTTTTCTGCTTGTAAAGCATTGTATCCCATTTTTCCTAAACCTAAAGCAGTAATTCCTGCTCCAATAGGAGTTAACATTGCTCCCGCTCTACCTAAACTTAACGCTTTACCTAAAGCTCCTGTAATACCTTTAGCACCAATTCTTTTTGCTGCTTCTGGATATAATAATTCTACGCCTACCAAAGGATCTACAGTTGCATCAACTATATTTTTTCCTTCGTCTAAATTCTCCTTTATTGTGGCGCCAGCGAATCCTGTCGCTGCCAATGGAGATGCAAGGGTACTTAACAAACCTTTTAATAATTTACCTGTGCCTTGTCTTACTGTTTTACTTAACAATGGTGTTGAAGCGATGGCCGCTGTTGGCATTGGATTATCTGCTGCCCATTCAAGCATAGTTCTGTTCGAAACTTTTTCATCATTTTTAGGATCTAAAAAAGCTCCTGCTTCATCATTATATTTAATTGGTGTTTCATCTGCTTTTGCTATTCCTACTAATGAAGCTGCTGCAATTGCCGGAACAGCAACTTTTTTTGGTAATTTAGGAATAGTTTCTTTTACAACTTCTGTAAATTTAGTTAGTGGATCTGCAATTTGTTTATATCCTAAACTTTTTGTTGGAAAAGTTCCCTCTGGAACTTTTGGTTGAAGTGTAACTTTTAACTCATTTGCTTTTTCAATAATGGTTTTAACTTTTGGATTATCAGGATTTTTTTCAATAAACTTTTCAGCCATTGATTTAAAACCACCTGAACGATTATGAGGACCTAAAATTAAATTTCTGTTGTAAGGTAAATTTTTCATTTTACCTTCTTTATAAATATCTCTTTGATGATCTATTTCATAAAGACCTCTTTCTTTTATTTGAGATAGATTAGGTTTTATTTTTATAATATCTCCATCTTTTGAAACAGTAGTAGATAACTGATCTATTAGTTTTGCATCCTTTAAAACAATATCAGGATTATTTCTAATTTCTTTATTAAAAGCTCTTGCTATTTTTCGTTGTTCAATATTAATCTCTTGTTCTCTTTTAGAAAGTTTTACATCTTTTTCTTTAATTCTTCTTGTTTGTTTTCTTTCCGCACCTTTAATAATATCTCTTTCTTTTTTTACTGGATCTAAAGCTCTTTTTAATTTTTTTCTTTTATTAATATTTCTTTGATATTTTAAATCAAAACCTTCAACAGTTTTTTTAGCTTCTGCCAATGCTCTTTTTTGTTGAGGGGATATTCCTACACCAACTCCTGATTTTACATATTTAGGTTTGTAGTTAGGATCACTTGTCATACCTTTATAATCTTCAAGGTATTGTTCAAAAGTAATTTTATCTTCTATTAATTTTCCAGCTCTAATTTTAACTCTTTGATCATTTGTTAATTCACTAAAACTTTTTCCATATGCTCTTTGAGATATAGCTTCTTGTTTTTCTGTGACTGGCAATCTTGGAGTTCCTGTTTGCTTTTCTGTTTGAAAAGTTCCGTATTGATTTTTAACAACCGCCATTATCTTTTCCTTGTAAACATTGTAGCAAGACCACCTTTAGCAAATCCATAATCAGATGCATAACCACCACCAACACCCATGCCTGCTCCTGCAGAAGTTGGACCACTGCTTCCAGAGTATCCTCCTTCACCTTGTGAGATACTTAAAAAAGCTTCTCTAGCTCTTTGAGAGTCAGATGCTGCCGCAGCAGCTGCAGCTTGTGCTGCTTCTTGTTGTGCTATAAATTCATTAAGTTGATTAATTTTTTCTTGTCGTGCATCTTGTCTTGTTCTTGAGGAAGGTGTTAAATTTAATTTTTCTATTGCAGATATTCTAGCTCTTGCTCTAGGTGATAAATCAAATCTTGTATTATAACCTTGCATGATACCACTTGTTAATCTTCCAAGATCATCAACCTCTGCACCACTTGCATCTAAAAAGTTTTGTTGTGCTAAATTTGAAATAGTAGGTTGACCTAGTTTACTCAAACCCGATAATAATAATCCAGCGCCAGGTATACCTGATGCAGCGCCTAATAAAAATTTACCAGCACCAGAAGCTAAACCAGATCCTGATTCTAATCCTGCGTTAATTAAATTTTGTACTTCACCTATAATACCACCCTCCGCTTTCATTCGTGGGTGCTTACCAGTTTTTTGTATTTCTAATATTTCTTCAAAAGTCTCATCACCAAAAAGTTTTATGTCTGGAAAAGTTTCTTGAATTTGTTTTTCTATAATGTCTGTGCTTGCTCTGGCGCCAGGAGATTTAAGAGCTTCTACCATCTCATCGCCTTTACCTGGACCTTTTGCTTCGTCGTAAATTTTTCTGATGTCATCACCAAAGTCTTGTGTACCACCCATGATAGGTTTCTCAGGATTTAAAGTTTTGCCTTCCATGTCTACAACTTTTGCAGACTCATCGGCTCGTTGTCTTGCTTCTTGTTTGATTTTGATAAGATCCAAACCTTCAGGATCTTTCTTCATCATCTTTTGATACCCTCTGATTAATCTATCTAATATGATTTGATAATTTTCTTGTGCTGCTTGTAATGCGCCTAGGCCAAATTTAATTTTGCTCATCAGTAATATTCTATTTCAGGTCTACGTTCCGCCTGTTCTTTTTCGTCTTCTGGATGCCCTATAAAACCTCCCTGTCTAAATCGCATCACCGCTTGAGTCATTGAATCCACTAAATCGTCATTGTCTCCATATGGAAACGCTGCACACTCTTCGATCACTTCTTCTGCAAATTTATCTTCAGGCGCCCATATCTGACCAGACTCAAATAATGGAGATACGGCGTTTACTCTAGCATGTTTATCGTTACCTTTGCTAGGAGTGAAATTTATAACAGGAATACCAAGTTTTCGCAACTCATATGTCAAAGGTAAACCAGAAGCTTTTGACTCTATGATAACCGTGTCAGGGTTCCAATATTTATATTGTTCTAGTGCTACTCTACGTAATTCAGGAAACTCTAGTCTTTCTTTCAATGCATCTAACAAAATTAGATTCGGTCCGCTGTCCTCTGATGGGTAAAATACGCCCCAGGTTGTAATGGCAGAATAGTCAGCAGTTTCTTTTTTCATGAATGCTGTATCATAAGATTGTATGATATGTTGAAGTTGAGGCACATAACCTTTGTCCCAAACATTCCACCACTCACGTTTGATCAACGATCCTTCTTCCGCTGTTGGATCTTGCATCCACTGCGCGTTCCATTTACCCACGCTCAACGATGCTTTGACACCTTCTAACTCATCTAACTTCCAAAACTCTGGCCACAAAGATTTACCACTGGGTAAGATAGCTGGAAACTCTACAACTTCCCACTGATCTGATTTTAATTCTTTTTGATTTTTTAAAAGCATGCCGGTTAGATCTTTTGTATTCCATCTTGTCATAACCAC